CTAGAAATAGTTCTTTTTTATTGTATTATTAATAATATCTCCAACTTTTTCTAGAGTATCTTTAGTAACAGGAGTATTACCATTACTTGTATGACTTTTCCATTCTTTATTAAAAGTATAACTACCATTAGTACAGAGAGTTTGAGCTATTAACATTATCCAGTTACCAACAGCATTTTGTTCAGTACTAGATAGATTATCTATAAGAGCAAGCCCTATAACAAAGGCTAGAGTAGTCAATGCTTTATCTTCAATATTTTGATTATTCATAGTAAATTTTATTCATTAATAGCATAAAATAGTAAAAAATAGTTAAAATAATTATTTAACTTATTGACATAAGTACTTAAAAATGGTATACTTAATTTGTTCTTCAAGAAGGATGCTCTAACAATAGTAGATAGCATTTATCTTGTATGAAAAGTTAATATTTATATAGTAATGGACCCTTAGCTCAGTTGGTTAGAGCATCCGGCTCATAACCGGGCGGTCGCAGGTTCGAGTCCTGCAGGGTCCACCATAATGTGCGGGTGTGGCGAAATTGGCAGACGCGCTAGACTTAGGATCTAGTGGTTTATCCGTGGGGGTTCAAGTCCCTTCACCCGCACCAAGTGATTATTAACCCTTATTTAATAAGGGTTTTTATATTTTTAAATGTTATTAGGTACATTTTAGGTACATTTTTTTAGTTATTTATTTATATTTTCAATTAAATTAATTACTTCTTCCAATTTAGAATCATACATATGAGAGTATCTATTTAGTGTCATTGATATATCACTATGACCTAAATATTTTGATACAATAGTTATGTTTGCACCATTATTGATTAATAGAGAAGCACAAGAATGTCTAAAGTCATGAATTCTAATTCTTTTGACTTCAGCTATATCACACCATTTATTTTTCTTTCTCTCTATTGAAGTATCTGCTAGTGGCTTGAAAGTTCCAAATACAAAGCATTCATTTTCAAATCCATCCAATACAGAATATTCTTTATAAAGCGTTTTTAAGCCTGCTAATGCATTCTTAGGGATTGGAATAGTTCTATTACTAGATTGTGTTTTTGGAGGAAATATGACATATTTTTGCCCCTTTATTTTTGATGTTAAAGTTTTATTTATTGAGATTGTTCCTTTTATAAAATTTATATCGTTCCACGTTAGAGCCTGTATTTCACCTCTTCTTAGTCCACAAAAGTACAATATTTCAAAAAAGACTTTGTACATATTATCATCTACAATACTAATGAACTTATTGAACTCATCATAAGTCCAAAAAAGCATTTCTTTTTTCATTTCGGTAGGATTTTTAAATTTACCAATACTTTTAGGAACTTTTGAATCAACATTATATAGTAAATTGGCATAATCAATTAAAGATAATACTAATGAATGCAATTGATTTTTGTATACTGTAGATAATCCTAATTTATTCATTTCATCTTGAAATAATAAATATTGTTTGGCAGTAAGCTTTTCGATTTTTATATTTCCTAATATTTTTCCAATGTGTTTATAATATCCTTTAATTCTGATTATGGTAGTTTCCCTACAACTCTTTTTTTTATATATAAGATACTCATTATATATGTCATCGAAGGTAGGAGACATAGTAGTTGTGTTACCTGCTAAAATTAAAAATTTTGCCTCTTCTTTAATTGCCTCTTCTTTAGTAGAAAACTTCTTGCTTTTCTTTGACTTTATATTTCCATAGATATCTTTATAATTGCATTTAAAGTACCATATCCTATTATCTTTCGTTTTTTCTGTTTTTGTTTTATATACTGGCATAAAAATCACTTTCCTTTCATTTTATTATTGAAATAGAATTGTTTCTATGCTATAATTATATTGCATAGAAAAATCCTAATCGTGCTAGATTTTGATTATTTTATGTACTACGACTAGTTCTGTTCCAGCAGTTCTAGTCTTTTTTTTATTCATTTTTTGATTCAATTAGTTTTTCTTTTTCCGTTCCGCTGATTTTAGAAGAAGGGTGGTTTAATGTTATTTTATTTCTTTCTTCATCGTTTAATTTATTGTTAATATAATCTATATTATCTTCTAAAAAGGTTTTGATATTTGATATATCTTCTTTATTAATTTCTTTTCCTGATGTTATTAAATTATTGTCTAAAAGTAATTGTTTTAAAATTATTCTATTTTTATTTGTATTTTCTAATGAATTACTATCTAATTTAATCTTATCTGGCAAAAGTGAAGTGATAATTAACGATAAATTATTTTCGTTGATATAATCTTCTTCTGGCATACTATTTTTTATCATTTGAATACCCCAAGAACCGTTATTCTTTTCTATCAATTCTTCATATAATTCACCATCAAAAAGTTTTTCTTCAGAATCCATATTATATAAGTTATATATTCTATTTATTTCTTCTCTATTAGGTGATGTTTTGTAATTAATAAAGTCTAGCATTCTACTTTCTTCAATTCCAATTAAGTCACAAAAAGTTTTAAAATTTATATTGTTATTAATATGAATTTTATAATATCTAAATAATTCAAGTAATGTAAGTCCAAAATAAATTCGAGATTTATTGTTTTGTCTTTTAATTTCTGTTTCCATAGGTACATCATATCCCATTAACCATGCTTCGTTTACTTCAAGGGCTTCAGCAAGAACAGTTAATTTTTTTTGGCTGGGTTCAACTTTTCCAGAAATATATTGACTCAAATCATTTCTACCTAATTTTACATTGTATTTCTTACAAAAAGGAATTGCCTTATTTAAAATATCAATTTGCCTTAATCCATTTTTTGCCATTATTTCTTTAAGTCTATCACTAGTATTTCTTTCTTTCATATTTGCCTCCCAAATATATTATAACACATCATAAAAAAAAAATAAATCAAAAAGTTCAAAAAAATTGAATTTTTATGTTGACATCAACAAAATAGTGTGGTATTATTAAATTGTTCAAGGTAATTGAACAGAAAGGAGAAAAAATGTACGATTATTCAAAACTGCAAGGTAAGATAGTAGAGAAATTTAAAAATAATGGTAATTTTGCAACTAAAATGGGTTTATCTGAAAGAACTATTAGTTTAAAAATAAATAATAAAGTTGATTTTAAACAAAATGAAATTACAAAAGCATGCGAATTGTTAAACATACCAAATTCAAAAATTAATGATTATTTTTTTACTAAAATTGTTCAATAAAATTGAATAAAAATAGATACTGGAATATCTAAATAAGTCTAGCACGAGAAAGGAAAATAAAATGGGAAAAAATAAAAAGAGACCTGTTAGTAATTATATAGAACAGGAAAAAGTATTAAATAAACCTTGGTTAAGTACAGAAGATTTAAAAATTATATTACCATTAGGGACTAATGCGATAAATAATTTTAGAAAATCAATCTGTAATGAAATGGATAAAAACAATGAATTTTATTTCAAAACTAGGCCTATATTAGTTCCTACTAGAAAAGTAGTAGAGAAGTTAAATATAGATGTTGCTTTAATTAGAAGAGAAGCAAATAAGATGAGAAAGGCGATGATGTAAATGAAAACATTCTTAAATAGAAATAAAGGAATAATTATCTTTTATGGATTGTTAGTGTTAATTACATTAGCAGTTACAAATGATGTTACAATACAAAAAATGTCTGCTAGTAATAGTTCGGTAACACAACTAGCAGACAAATAACAAAAATAAAAAGTTCGTGTTAACTTTTTACATACATAATTATAGCAAAAAGTATGGTTTTTGTCAAATTTGGGGTTTTGAGATTTGAGTAAAGGAGGATTAAATGGCAATATATCGCAATGTATCATTATCATTTTGGGAAGACAACAAAGTAGTAGATAACTTTACTTATAAAGATAAGTATTTTCTATTATATTTATTAACTAATCCTCATACAAATCTGATTGGTTGCTATGAAGTTTCAATTAGACAGATGTCAAATGAACTTGAACTAGACAAAAGTGAGGTAGAGGAACTACTGACTAGGATGGAACAGGTTCATAAAGTAATACTCTATGCGGAGGAAACGAAAGAGATACTTATAAAAAATTGGCACAAATATAATTGGACTAAAAGTGAAAAATTATTAAAAAAAGTAGAAAGTTTAATTCAATATATTAAGAGTGAAAAATTAAGAAAAGAATTAGAAAAAATATTAGAAAGGTATAGGGTATCGATAGGGTATCCATACCCTAGGTATACATCTGTATCTGTTTCTGATTCTGATCTTAATATAAATAATAATATTAATATAAATAATTTAGATAATAGTACTAAACTAAATAATTTAGATAATAAAGAAGAATTAATATTTAGTAATATATTTTCTACAATAGAAAAAAACTTCGGAAGAACTATAGCACCATTAGAATGTGATGTAATTAAATCTTGGGTAGACAATAACATTTCAGAGGAACTGATTGTTTATGCTACACAGATAGCAGTTTGTAATAATGCTTGCTCGATTAAGTATATCGACCGAATATTAGAAGGTTGGCAAAGAAAGAAAATAACTACATTGGAGCTAGCAAAAAAAGAAAACGAAAAGTTTAAGAATAAAAAAGAATCAAAAACTGATGAAAGAGAGAAATGGGAAAATGAATAAAAAACAATTTAGAGAAATAACAGAAATGTTAGAAGAAAATTACAACAAAAAAATGGATATCAGAATATTTAACTTGTGGTATGAAGAATTAAAAGATTGTTCTGCTGATGAATACGAAAATATGGTTATAGAAGCTATTAAAACTAAAAAGTTTATGCCAACATTAGCAGAGATAAAAGAATTGAAAAGACCTAGATGGTTTGAAATAGAAGTTAAAAAAGTTGAACTTGATCCAGAAGATAAAATAATGCTTGAAGAATTGTTAAAAGATTTTAAATAAAGAAGAGAGGTATGATAAAATGAATAATTTAGTTTTAGTAGGTCGTTTAGTTAAAAGACCTGTATTAGAAGAAACAGAGAACGGTAGAAAGACTACAACAATAGTCTTAGCAGTATCAAGAAACTTTAAAAATGATGTTGGAGAATATGAAACAGATTTTATTCCAGTTAATTTAGTTGGACAAGTAGCAGAAAGTACTGTTGAATATTGTAAGCAAGGTGATGTAATTGGTGTTAAAGGAAGACTAGCAAGATTATCTGGAAGTGATTTACAAGTAGTAGCAGAAAAAATAAGTTTTTTATCATCAAGACCAAAAGATTATGATAAAGAAAATGATAGTCAAATAATAGTTGATTAGTAAAAAAGTAAAGCGAGGTAGAAAGAATGAATATTTATCAAAGTATAACTAAAATACTAGAAGAAGTGCCAGCAATAGGCAAAAATAAAAAGAACACAACACAAGGTTTTATGTTTAGAGGTATAGATGATGTTATGAATACATTTCAGCCTTTATTAGCAAAGCACAAAGTATTTATGGTGCCACAAATACTAGAACAAACAAGAGAAGAAAGACAGACAAGTAAAGGTGGAACATTAATTTATTCAATTTGCAAAATTAAGTATATATTTTATGCAGAAGATGGAAGCAGTATTGAAGCAATAGTAGTTGGTGAAGGAATGGACAGTGGAGATAAAGCTACAAACAAAGCAATGGCAATTGCAATGAAGTATGCAATGTTTCAAGTATTCTGCATACCAACAGAGGAAATGAAAGATCCAGATGGAGAAACACCACCACCATCTAAGAAAAAAGAAATAAAGATACAATCCAGTCAAATACAAATACTTGAGAAATACTACATTGGAGATAACATGACTAAGTTACTTAATGCTAATGGATTAACAAAGTTAGAAGATATGACAATGGCAAAAGCCAGTGAAATAATCAAAAAATTAAAAGAGAAAGTAGAGGAAAAATAAAATGAATGAAATGGTTGTAATTAAAAATAACGAGATAATAGTAGATGCTACTGTTATTGAAAAAATTAAAGACTTTAAAAAAGCAAAAGCACAAATGGATCTTGTAGAAAAAGAATTAAATAAATCACTTAAAGAAGCAATGGAAAAAGTAGGTTTAAAAAAGTTTATAGTAAATGGTTTGTGTGCAACAATCAAGGATGGAACAACAAGAACAACAGTTGACAGTAAGAGACTTAAAGAGGAAGCACCTGATATTTATGAAGAATATTCTAAAACAACTCCTGTTGCAAGTTCAATTACTTTAACATTTGAAGAATAGATTATGATTGAGTTTATTGAAGAAGGACATTATTATTTGAAAGATGGAATTATAGTACCTAGTGTAAGTGAAGTATTACATTTCATCTTTCCAAATAAATACTCAAAAGTTCCTAAAAGTATACTTGATAGAAAAGCAAAGTATGGAAGCAAAGTACACGAGGCAATAGAAGTATTTGAAAAAACAGGAGAGGTAATAGAACTTAACATATATCAAGATTTATCTTTAAAGCAATATTTCAAACTTAAAGAAAAACATAAGATAGAAGTTTTAGAGCAAGAACAAATAATAAGTTATAATTACGATTATTGTGGAAGATTTGATATGATTGCAAGAATAGGAGAAGATTTATGTTTATGTGATATTAAAACTACTGCAGAATTAGATTTAGAATATCTTAGTTGGCAATTATCTTTTTATGAATTAGCAACAGGAAAAACTTTTGATAAATTATATGCAATATGGTTACCAAAGAAGGAACTAGGGGAACTTGTTGAGATAGAAAGAAAGCCAAGAAAAGAACTATTAAGAAAATTGGAGGAGTACAAATTATGGAAACAATAGAATATGAAGAGGAAAAAGAAGAATATGAACCTGATTATGATGAAATAGGTAAAGACATAAGATTTGGTCTGTATGAACAATAAAGAAATAATAAAAAAATCGGATGAAATAGCTAAATATAAACATATGTGTAGATGTGGTCATTCAGTTGTTATTTATCCTTTTGAAAAAAGAATTAAAAAATTATGTAGTTGGTGTGGAGAATATGTTTACATCAATGAAAGGGAAGAATTTAAAGATAAATTAATGAAATTATTAGGAGGAATTAAGAAATGAACAAGGCAATATTAGTTGGAAGATTAACTAAAGATCCTGAACTTAAAATGACAGAAAACACAAAAAGAGAAGTATGCCAATTTACTATAGCGGTAAATAGACCATATACAAATGATGATGGCGAGAGAAAGGCAGATTTTATTAATTGTGTAGTATGGGACAAACTAGCGGAGAATCTTTCTAAATATCAAAAGAAAGGTAATCAAGTGGCAGTAGAGGGAAGAATACAAACTAGAAATTATGATGATAAAGATGGTAAAAAGATTTATGTTACTGAAATATTTGTATCAAATGTTACTTTCCTTGATAGTAAAGGTAGTAATGATAGCGTAAACAATCTAGAAGAGCCACCAGTAAAATCTGGCTCAATAACTACTGAACAAATTGATAGTATGCCTACAGCAAACGATCCATTTGCTAGCTACGGAAACGAAGTACAAATTAATGATTCTGATTTACCATTTTAGGAGGTTTTGAAAATGAAATTAAAAAAAGAAAAGAAAATAAGAAAATTATTAGGAAACCAATTTCATTTGTGTGTTGATAATTATGGAAATTGGAAGTTGTTTAGAAAATATGACAATTCAAAACTTTATTTCAGCGCAGAAAACATTGACATAATGAATTCAAATAACAATTCTGAAAAAGAATTACTTAGGTTTGCCAAGAAAAATAGAAGATATGATGCTGATAAAGTAATTTTTAACACTACATTAACTATAGTATGGTTAAATGTTATATTAGCAAGTGTCAATATATTTATTAATTCAGAGGTTATTAGAGGATTTATTCTTGGTATAGACTTTTTGGCATTATGGCAAAGTCTAATAAAAATGGTGGTTAGTAATCATAATTTAAAATGTAAAACTAAAGCTTTGAAAGAAAAAATAGAGTTAACAAAAAGAATTGCAGATAATGATAGAAGACACTTGTAAGATAGACAAAATACTACCATTATTATTTAGATTAGACAAGGATACTATTTATGATGTAAAAATAACTAAACATAGAGAAAAAAGAAGTTTAAATGCAAATAGTTATTTATGGAAACTTGTTACTGAAATAGGTAATGCATTGAGTAAATCAAAAGAGGAAGTATACTTGCAAATGTTAATAGATTATGGGCAATCTGAAATGGTAAGTATACTATCTGAAATAGATGTTAAAGGTTACTTTAAATATTATAAATTGGCTGGAACTAGCATCTTAAATGGTAAAGAGTTTAACCATTATAAAATTTACAAAGGCAGTAGTGAGTATGACACCAAAGAAATGAGTATTCTCTTAAATGGTGTAGTACAAGAAGCTAAAAATTTAGGAATAAAAACTAAAGATGATATTGAATTAGAGAGATTGATTAAGGAGTGGTGTTAATGAGAGATTACAGTGTTATTATAAAAAAAGCATTAAAATATTTATCAATGCTAAAAAATGGCAAACAAATTAAAACTGCTCCTCAACTTTTAGATTTAAAGGAAACGATGGAAAAATTAGAGGAACTATTGTATGAAAAGAAATAGTCAGTATGCTTTATACAAAGGAGAAAAGCTTGTTGGAATCGGAACAAAAAAAGAATTAGCAAAACTACTAAAAGTAAGAGTTGAAACAATAACTTTTTATACAACACCAACGCACAGAAAAAGATGTAAAAATGGTTATTGTGTAGTGAAAATAGAGGAGGAAAAAATGAAAGGGGAAATATTAGATATTGGAACTGCTCAAGAGTTAGCAGGAAATAAAAAAGAAATAGAAAGACTAAAAAGAGATAAAAACTTTGCAGAAGAAAGACTAAAAATACTTCAAAGAAAATATGACAAGATGGAACAGAGAAATACCTTCCTTGAAAGCAGAAATAAAATATTAGAACTAGTTGAATCATACTTGCCGCATAGAATAAATGTAATATCTAAAATGAATGATGCTAGATATGATTATGCAATACTAGAGATAAAAAAATTATCGGATGCGTTGGATACGGAAAAAGAAAAACTAGAGAATAAAGGGGATGGAGAAGATGAACGAGAGTGAGTTCAAATTACAATTTTACTTCAATCTCTATAAAGATAAATCAATGATTAATTCAAGTATGTTTAGAGCAAAGTTTAAAAAAATACATGGTGATTTTAAGTATTTGGACAAGCTAGTTGTAGCGATAGAAAATTATCAAATAAAAAAGTACGGTTGTACTTTAGGAAATGGATCTATGGATAAAAATAGTAGACCAGAAAGGATTAGAAAATTATGAAACCCAGGGAATTAACTGAAAACGAAATAAAAAAATTACAAAAAAAGTTTCCGAAAATTAAGAAAAGAATACCAAAAAAAAGATTAACAAAAGAAGAAATACAATACAGACAAGCACAAAGAAAAGCAAAGTGCGAAAATGTGTGCATATTTCTAATAACTATATTCTTTTTAGGAATGGCTATGGCAAGCATATTAGTTCTTTACTTGATGTGGACTTATAAGTGGTAAGGAGGAAGAATGATGCTAAAAATTAAAGATAATACTACTAAACAAAAAATATCGGGGATGAATATTGGTTTTTGGGACTATACACTGATTAGAATTGCTTTAAATATAACACGGAGCATCAGAAACGAAACCATTTATATTAGTGATGATGTTGTAAATTATTATAACAAAGAAAAGCCTAGTGTTATACCAAAATCAAATGCTAGTTTTGTAAGAAAAGTAAAAGAATTAAATAGGCAAAATTTCTTTGATGATATAGCGGAAAAGGTAGGTGATAAATAATGCTTAAGTTTTATTTAAGTACAGTGTCAATATATTTCATTGTTTATATGGCAAGTGGAATATTGATGAGAAAACAATTTATAAAAGCTAGAGATAAATTTAGAAAAGAGATGAATGATAACTCAAAAATATACGGAAATATAAAAACTATGATAGATTATTTATTATTATCTTTTATACCTTTAATAAGATTGTTCTTTCTGATAGGAAAATATTATTTTATAACTAATACAGATGATTTTATTAAAAAGACAAAAGAAAGGGGCAATATTGATAATGACTGCTAAGGAGATGTTTGAAGATTTAGGATATAAACAAGAATGTTGGTGTTTTGAAGAAGAAAAGAAAATTGATGAAATTGTTTATATAAGAGAAAATAGATTTGCTTCTAATGTGGCATTTAGAATTGAAAATAAATGTTTCAAAATTCATAGGAAAAATGAAACAAAAAGTGCATGGTGCGACCTAAAATTATTACAAGCAATAAATAAACAAGTAGAAGAATTAGGTTGGAATAAGGAGGATTAAATGATTTTATATATACCATTAATTATATTGGGGGTAATTGGTATTGGAGCAATTATTGGATTAATTATAATGGTAAAGGAGAAATAAGAATAATGAATAAAGAATTAGCATTAAGAACATTTGCTTATTTAAATGGACATTACAAAACACATAATGAAACAATAATAAATAAACAAGAAATTGAAGCAATAGAGTTCATATTAAATGATAATGAGTTTTTAGAACAACAATTACACGAAGCAAGTTTAACTATACAAGAAATGATAGAAAAAGATAGATGGTGTCCTAGTAATTGTGAAAAATTAAAAAAATTACAACGAGAAAATAAACAACTAAAGGATAATTGGATTAAGTTAAGAAAATGGATTGTTTATAACAAGCATAATGAAAATACTGAACAACATTATTTAGTAGTTGATTATGGAACATTATTAGGCAAAATGCGAGAATTACAAGGAAGTGATAATAAATGATTGATATAATAATTAATGATGATTATGCAGTATTAACAACAACAAACTATGGTTTCTACTATGGTTATGAATATGATACGAAAGAATGTGGATGTGGAGAAACTGAAGAAATATGGGGATTTGAGGTTAATGGAAACAATGGTAAATTGTTTGGAATTAGTGCTGATGATATGAAAAAGATAAAAGACTGTCCAGACAAATGGAATTGTGAAGAAATGCTTTTATTTGGTATAGGACTATTTATTAACAAAGTAACAATTGATTTAACTAAGAAAGTAGAGAGTGATGAGTAAATGAAAGCAGATTATGTTCATAAAGATACTTTGACAGCAACCGATTATGTTGAATTAAATAAAAATAATGAATTACTTATAAGTTATAATCAAGCATTATTAAAAGAAAATCAAGAATTAAAGAAACAACTTGAAGAAATAAATAAAATGATAGAAAAATGTGGTTTTGTAAATATAGAACAAGTAATGCTTAGTTACTGTGCCTTAATTGCTCAACAAAAAGGGTTTATAAATTATTTAGAAGATGAAAAAGATAGATTAGCAAGAGAATGTAGTAATATTTATGAAGATAGTTTAGGACATACGAGGTTAGTGAATGAAGATATATTTGATGAAATAAATGATGTTTTACAAAAATATAGAGAAATAATAGGAGGTAAAAATGAATAGAAAAAGAATAGAAAAAATATTACATAATTGTTCTAAAACTATAGATGAATCCGTTAATATGGTCGGAGCATCCAATGAAATAGTCAAATATATAGAAGATTTAGAACAACAAGTTGAAAAACAAAAAGAAGTAATTAATAATTTTTTAGACATTGTCGATAAAAGTAAAATGTTGTTAAATAATCCTGATTTATTAGATTTATATTTAAAAATAAAAGAGGTGGAATAAATGAAACTACAAAACATTAGAGAAATGAACGATAGAGAACTTTACACTTTTATAAACAATATTTCTAATAACAATGGTCGTATTTGTTGTAAATGTGGAAAGATAGTTTACCGAGAAAATAGAATAACTATTTCAAGAAATGTTGATGTGGCAACAAAAAAGATATGTTGTCTATGCAAAGAATGTTATACTGATTTGTTGGATTGGTTAGGCGTAAATGATTGTGAGTAAGGAGATGATAAATAATGAAATTAGAAGTTGGAATGTATGTAAGAACTAAAGATGGAATTATAGATAAAGTAATAATTGATTATAACGGTCATTGTGCTAGCCCTAATTGTGAATGTAAACATATTAGTTGTGCTAAAAATTATTATGATGAAGATAAAATTGTAAGAGCCAGTTATGACATAATTGATATTTTGGAAGTTGGGGATTATGCTAATGGGGTTGAGATAACCGAAATTTATGAAAAAGGAGATAGTTTCAGAGGAAATCGTAATTACATTTTTAAAGAAAAAATAATAGAAGTAGCCAACGATAACTATGAAACCATACCGGTTGAAGCACTATTTACAAATAATGAAATAGAAACAATAGTAACAAAAGAACAATTTGAACAAATGGCATATAAGGTGGGCGAATAATTATGAAAATAATAAATAATACTAGTTTAAATTATTCAACAATTGGCTCAATAATAGATAACATAATGTCAAACACTAAAGGAACAACTCATTATGTAGGACAAAAAGAATGGACTATATTAGAAATTAATGGTCATAAAATAACAATACATATAAGGTATTTAAAAAGTTATGTAGAATGGAGATTTGATGGTTAATAAAATTAATGAACTAATAGATGAAATTAACAATTTAAAGGAGAAAAAAGATGAATAAAATAAATGTTAATTTATATGGTGGCAAGAGCATTTTTAAAGGTGTGAAAGAAATGCCATTAGAGGCAGAAATAACATATTGTGATAAATGTGAAAAATGTTCTTTTTACAAAAATGGAACTTGCTTTAGTGCGGGTAGATGGAAAGCAAATTGCAAATTTGGAGAAAAAGAAATAATTAAAGGTTATACTTCAAGAGCAACTAAGTATTATGATTTTCAACGAACTTATAAAAATGATGAAAAATATAATCTTTTAAAAGAACCTGGCCAAACAATAGGGATAATTGATGGTATAGTAATTTTAAATCTTAGATATATTAAAATTATTGAAGATATAAAAGTTGAAGAGAATGTTTGTTTTGGGAAAGATGATTTAGTTTATATACCATTAAATAAATTTAATAACAATATTATAAAACAAATATGCGATATAAAACCTAGAACTTTATTTGATGATGGTTATATAAGAGCATATCATGAAGAAATAATTCCTAGATTTTTATTTGAATTAAAATCTGATTTTAAAGATATTTATGATAATTTTATAAATGAATATCCAGAATATAACAAAGAATTTAATTTTGTTGGAAGAAAAGCGTACATAAATTCTTTAAGAGATGGTTTAGAAATAAATAGTAAGACTAACAAATGGAAAATAAGCAATGGTTATATAATTTGTGAAAAATGGCAAGATATATATCCTTTTAATGCAAGACATGGGAAAGTAAAAATTGAGATAACTGATGATTTAATTTGCGAAATAACAAACAATGAGCAAGTTGATGAAAATACAAAATTTGCAGATTAACAAAAATATTTTTTAGAAAAGGAGAATTAGTATGAGATATTATTATGAATATAAAGAAAAAAATGGTTGCAAAGTCGGTGGGCATAATTTAGAAAACATTAATTTATTTGATGATTATATAAGATTAAGTGGTGTAGACATAATACCTACAACTTATGATTGTGAAAAACATTATTGGTCTATTACTTTAGATATAAAAAAAATAGAATATTTAAAAATAGAACCAATGTTAGAAAAGGAGAATGGTGATAAAAATGGAGTTATGGATTAGAAGTCAAGATAAAAGTAGTATTGTTAAAGTTGATAATTTATATGTCAGTGTTGGAAATTATATTTGTTATTATGTAGAAAAAGGTAAAGAAATCCCTGGCACTTATTATAGACCAAGTGGAGGACTAGGAAGATATGAAACAAAAGAAAGAGCATTAGAAGTATTAACTGAAATACAAAATATGTTATATGCGGGATTAAAAGCAACTAACAATAATCAATTAGCAGGTACAACAAGTATTGTATATCAAATGCCAGAAAAATAGGAGGAATTATGAAAGATATAAATATTAATTACGATGGTTTCAATTTTGAAGAAAAGGTATTATTGAAGATATATTATTATTTAAGTTTACCAGCAAGTGAAACAACGAAAAGTGCATTACTTAACTTGAAATGGGTACTAGAGATATACCAAGAAGAAAAAGTGAAAGGAAGAAGAAGATAATGGGGAAAGAAAGATTAAATAGTGAGCAAATAAAAGAAATTTGCAAGATACAACATAAATTATTAATTGCAAAAATATTGATAAGTAAAATGCCAATGGCATATACAAATAATAATGTATATCAATTAGAAAAAGATATGAAAATAAGAGATATTGTTGATAATTGTGAAAATGAAATGAAAGAATTATTACTTAAATATGGAAGTGAAATTATTGTAAATACATTTAGTGATAAAGAATATCTACAAAGACCTGAAAATAGATTCACATTCGAGAATCAAAAACAGGCAACGAAGGAAGTCACTGGCGAGGAATTAACATTAGAAGAGTTTATGGAAAAGGTAGACAAATAGTAGAGCCACATAGAAGAAGAGAACTATTAAAGATAAGACAATCTTTTTTAGAAAGATATAAACTTGCCAAACAATTTAAAGATAGTTTTTATACTGAATATTTTGCTAAACAGATAAGAGAAATAGATGAGGAATTGATAAATGAGGATGGTGATAATTAATGATAAAAAAAGAAATATATCCAAAAACAAAAAGAGTTAGTTGCAAAGGAGATAAAGTATATCTTACCGAAAAGATAGATGGTAGTAATTTAGTATTTTTTAAGAAAGATGACAAATTATACTTTGCACAAAGGAATAATATTATTTGCATTGATGAAATTGAAGAACAAAAAGGAATGTTATATAAAGGATTGTATCAATGGCTATTAGACAATAAAGATATATTAGAAACTGAGTTACATAATAATAGTGCTATTTGTGGAGAATGGATAGGTATGGGCTGCTTAAAGTATCCAGTAGATGAGTTTGATAAAAGATGGTATATGTTTGCAAAAGCAAATATAGATCAAGATTATAATTTATATAATTTAATTTATGATCATGATTTATTTATATATCCATTTGTAAGTCAAAAAATACCTAATTTTGTTGGAATAGTACCAGAAGTTACTGAATTAGTTAATTTGCCAAATAAAGAACAACTAGACAGTATTTATGAGAAGTATACAAACAAAGTTAACAGAAATGTTGAAGGATTTGTAATTAATTATAAAAATATAATAAGTAAATATGTGAGAATGAAAAATGGTCAATTAAGAGAACATTTTGATAGAGGAGAATAAAAAGATTAAAGAAATAATAGGAGATGATAAATAATGAAGTTAATATTAGGAAAATTAAACAATGGTGCTATATTTTACTGGGATATATCTCATATGCAATTGAAACCAGTAGTAGGAGATTATGCAATAGTAGAAAATAAAAATGATTATGATCTAGTAAAGATAATAGGAATAGTAGAAACTAGTGAAAAATATTATAAACAATTAACTCATGATTGTGAATTAAAACAATCTGTATGCTTATTAAAAAGAAATATGATTAGATATGATTAACAATATCAGGGGGAATAAGGTTATGGAAAGGGGAAGTAAATGAATGTAGTAGAAGAGATAAAAGAAATAGTAGCAAAATTAGATAAAATAGATGATTATAATAATTCATTATGTGATAAATTGAGTGTAGTTGATAGTAAGACACAAGATCTACTTCATTATATAGAAAATAATAAAATAAATGTTCTTTGGTGTTATAGAATGTTAAAAGAAATTAAGTCATTGAGGCAAGAAAGAAGAAAGATAAAAAATGATATGGAATTGCTTTCAAAATACAATGAGCATAAAAATAAAATAATTTCTAAGGACAATAGACAATTTTTATTAGCAGAAGTATATAAAAAAGAAAAAACACTAGGAAAAAAATATGTTAACAAACAATACACTGAAGATGAAATGCAAAAAATAATAAAAGGGGTGTAGTAATGTATATAGAATATAACGAATTGCTGAAGCAATTTAAGAAAGCAGAGAGAAACTATAACGAAGCATTAGAAAAGAAAAGCGAATTAATATTATCTGTAATGCCAGGAGCGGTTAAGCCTAAAGAAGTTATGGTAACTATAAATACCTCGCCAGACACTAATTTAATTAACTACACGAGCGAAATAGATGAAGTAGATAAATTGATTAACCAAAGCAGAAACACACGAGATATGCTAAATTATGAGCTTAAGAAGAAGCTCATAAAAATGAAAGAAGAAGGGGATGTATATGACAAAATATACATCTATAGATGGATAGAGCATAAATCTGTGTATAAGTTTTATCGTTTAGTAGGGTATAGCAGGCCTCAAGTTTATAGATTTATATCAGAGATGAAAGAAAACCTATATAAAAATAATTATGAGACAAAATGAGACAAAACTAGGTTTATGATGTTATTGTGATAATATATAAAGTCACACATATAACTAACCCCTGGTACACTACCTATTAGTAGGTAGTATACTGATGATGTATGCCCGCTAATTTAATTAGGAGGACTTAATCGCTTATAAACGACTAGTTATATCATTAGTATAGTACTTACTAATACGAGATTACATACCTCCTTTACTCTATTAAATGATATTTATCTTTTTCATTTAGTATGTAATCAGAATATGGACACACTAGTGTCTTTTTTTATTAAAAAAAGAAATGCAGGTGATAAGAATGAATTTAACAAATAATCAAAAGAAGTTTTGCCAAGAGTATTTAAAATTAGGTATGAATGCTACTCAAGCATATATGAAAGTATACAAGACCTGCAAAAAAGAGGAAACTGCTAGAACTAATGCCAGTAGAATGCTAACAAATGCTAACATAAAAAAGTATATTGAAGAACTACGATTAAAAGTAGAAGAAAAAGCAATTGTAAATATAGACATGGTAGTAAAAGAGTTGGCCGCTATAGCATTTACTGATAGAACAAAAATAGCGAAGTTGGTAAAAAAGACAGTTGAATCAAAAGATGGAAAAAAGATAGAATACGAAGATATTGAATTTGCTTATACAGATGATTTAGAAGAAATCGATAAAAAGGTGATAGCAGGGTATAAAAGAACAAAAAATGGAATAGGTGTTGAAACTTATGATAAAGTTAAGGCACTAGAATTATTAGGTAAATATTTAGGAATGTTTACAGAAACAGTTAAAATTGAAAATCCCGAAGCTACTAAGATATTATCATCTATATCTAGACAACTAGGTGGTAAGAGTGAATGAAGAATTTCCGTTAAGTGAAAAATATATAGATTTTCTTAAATATGATTGCAGTACTGAATTTCTCGAGGGGACAACTTTTGCTGGAAAGACTACTGTAGGAATACCAAAGTTCATGTTCAAAATATCAAATTATAAAGGAACTAAACCGAGTATTATATCAGGACTAGACTTAGGAACCATCGAAAAAAATATAATTAATTCAGATAAAGGTTTAATTGAAATATTCGGAGATTATAAAGAAGGTGGATGTGTAGAGTACAATCCAAATGGAAAAGGGAAGATAAGCCTTCCGCATATAATTTTCCATACAGAAAATGGTAACAAGATAATTTATGTACTAGGATATGATAATAAAGCAAGATGGAAAAAAGCATTAGGTGGACAAGTATTTGGATTATTTATAGATGAGTTTAATATTGCTGATATGGAGTTTGTTCGAGAAGCATTCATGAGAGCAGATTACAGACTATGTACTATGAATCCTGATGATCCGAATAAAGAATGTTATACAGAGTTCGTTAATAAATCTAGACCAATAGAAAAATACAAAAGTGATGGACCACTAAAATTATTAGAAATGTTAAATGAGACACAAGTTTCTGATTGGACTTGGTGGTATTTTACATTTAATCATAATTTAAGTTTAAGTGAAGATAAGAAAAGACAAATAATAGAGTCGGTTCCAGTAGGAACAAAGTTATATAAAAATAAAATACAAGGTTTAAGAGGAAAAGCAACCGGACTTGTATTTAATGTAATTACTGAGAAGCACATCATAAATGAAAAACAAGCAATGTTTGAGGATTGGAAAGAAAAGGAACCTAAAAAGAAAAGAAAGTTTATTAGATTTTCAATAGGTTGTGACACCTCATATTCAAAAAAATCTCACGACAAACTTACATTTGAATTTACTGGGATTACTGATGATAGAAAATGTATATTACTTGAAGAAGAAACTTACAACAACAAAGATAGAGAAATACCATTTGCTCCATCAGATGTTATACCTAAATTGATTAATTTTGCTGAGAAATGCAAAAACAAATGGGGATTTGCAAGATACATTTTTATAGATAGTGCTGATGCTGGAACAATAGCAGAAGCAAAAAAGTATAAAAGAAAAAATGCTTGTATTTATATGTTTGAAGGGGCATGGAAAAAAACAAAGAACTTAACAAGAGTGCAATTGCAACAATCTTGGTTAAATACTGAAGATTTTTTAATTGTAGAAACTTGCAAAGATTATATAGATGAAATGAATGTGTATAGTTTTACAGAAGATGGACAACTAGAAGATGGTAATGACCATAGTATACAAGGATGTCAGTATGCTTGGTTACCATTCAAAAACTTAATAGGAAATTGGGAAATGATAAAGCAAATGATAAAAGATATAAACGAGGAGTGAAAATATGGGATGGGTGAAAAATATGATAAGAAATTGGTTAGAGATTAAAAATCCTGGTTCAGTTAATTTTGATATAGAGCAATTGAATAACTTTGAAAGTCAGGCATTTATAAATATGATTTGGTATAGAGGTGAACCTAGTGAATTGGAACAACTTTATGAACAAGCTGATGATAGACTTGGAAATAAACACTTTTGGGGAAGTAAACCTACAGTTGGTATGAATATTAGAAAAATTCATACGGGCTTACCATCAATGATAATAGACACTTTGGCAGATGTTGCTACTGATGACTTGGATAAAATTGATGTTGAAAAAAGACAAGAAGAATGGAATGAAATATCTAAAGAAAATGATGTGAAAAGTTTGATAAGAGATGCAGTGGTGGGCACTTTAGTATCTGGTGATGGTGCATTTAAGTGGTCAATAGATACTAGTATAAGTAAATATCCTATAATTGAGTTCTATGATGGCTCTAGAGTTGATTTTGAATATGAAAGAGGTAGATTAATAGCAGTTATATTTAAAACTAAAAAAGTTATAAATAAGCAATATTATACTTTGCTAGAAAAATATGATAAAAATGGAATTACTTATAAATTACATAACAAAGAAGGTACAGAACTTGATTTGAAAGATTTCCCAGAATTAGCAAAAAAATATGAAAAGGTTACTAATCAAAATGATTTTTTAATGGCATTACCAATTATGTTTAAAAAGTCAAAGAAATATAAAGGAAGAGGAAAATCTTTATTAGATGGCAAACTTGATAATTTTGATGCTTTTGATGAGGTATGGTCACAATGGATGTTAGCATTGAGAAAAGGACAAATAAAAACATATATACCTGAATCATTATTACCTAGAGATCCGGAAACTGGATTGTTATTAAGGGGTAGTGATTTAGATAACGATTTTATTTCTGTAGAAGAAAGCATTGGAGAAGATGTTAAGAACAGAATAGAGACTACACAAGGTCAAATTCAGCACGAAGCACTATTGAGCACTTACATTACTGCATTAGATCAATGTTTAACTGGTTTGATTAGTCCAAGTACATTGGGCATTGACACAAAGAAAATAGATAATGCAGAAGCAACAAGAGAAAAAGAAAAAACAACTCTTTACAAAAGAAACCAAATAATTGAAACACTTACTAAAACAATAAATGATATTGTTAACATTACCTTTAAAGTGTATGACACTATGGAAAAGAATGAAATTACTGATATAGATGGTGTTGCAAGTTTTGGTGGTTATGCTAATCCATCGTTTGAAGCACAAGTTGAAACAATAGGAAAAGCTAAAACAAATGGTGTTATGAGTATAGAGACAAGTATTGAAGAGTTATATGGTGATACCAAAGATGAAAAATGGAAAAAGGAAGAAGTAAAAAGAATTAAAAATGAATCTGGAATAGTTGATATGGAAGAACCATCAATCAATGAAGATTTAGATTTAATTGAAAATGAAGAGATGTTGAAAGGTGGTGTTGAAGATGGTGGAAAGTAAGGAAAAACCAATAAAGGGATTAAAAATCAAATATGATGGAAAAACATATGAAAATATCACTTATTTTAGTATCAGTACTTGGGGTGGAAAAGAAAGAATTAATTTTACTGATAAAAAAAGCGATAATGTTGTAACAAACATTAATTGTAATTTTAGTGATATAAGAATAATTCAAAGTAGTGATAATTAATGAATGATTATAATATAAAAAAAATATATGAAGATATGGAGATAGAATTGATATCTTCGATGAAAAGAAACTATAAAAGACATCTTAAAGAAGAAAAAGATACCGGCTTTGAATATTCTCAATGGCAATCAGAAAAGTTGAAAGAATTAAAAAGATATCAAAGAGAAAATAAAGATATTATTGGTGGTTATACTAAGGGATTATCTGATGAAGTATCACAGCATTTAAAAAGAGAACTTAAGCAAGGCTCTATTAATGCAATTAATCAGTATAATAAAGTAATGGGCAAAAATTTGAAACCTAATAAAATAATGAATCATAGTTTTTTTAGAACAAATGATAGAAAGGTCAATGCTTTGATAAAAGTTGTAAATAATGACTTAAAAACCGCTAACACAGCAGTTTTAAGAATGGCAAATGATCAGTATAGGCAAGTTATTCATAAGAGTGCTTTTTTTGTTGCTAATGGAGTTTTTACTGAAAAACAGTCTGCTAGAATGGCAACTAAAGAATTAACTGAACTACAAAAAACTAAACTTGCTATAGATGAAGCAAATAAAGACTTTTTAAGTAGAGGATTTAACTGTGTCGAATATAAGAATGGCAGAAGAGTCAATATTGCCAGTTATTCTCAAATGGCTGTTAGAACTGCAAGCTTAAGGGCTCAATTAATGGGGGAAGGAGACTTTAGAAAATCCATAGGAAGAGTATTAGTCCAATCAACATCTCATGGTGGTACTTGTCCAATATGTCAAAAATGGGAAAATAAAATATTTATTGATGATGTGTATTCTGGTGGCACAAAAAAAGATGGTAAGTACATGCTATTAAGTGAAGCAATGAAACAAGGGTTTTTGCATCCAAATTGTCGCCATGGCTTAACGACTTATTATCCGGAGGCTGATGATATAGAAAATTATTCTGATGAAGAATATGAAAATGATATTAATTGGATAAATAATAGAATTGATGAAATTAATAATAATGAATTAAATTATATTGATAGAAATATCAAAAAATTTGATAGATTAGAAAATGGTTCAATATCTCCTATTAATATTCAAATGTTTGCTAATAGAAAAGAACAATGGATAAACGAGAAAGAAAAACTTATTAATAATTCTTATGTTGATATAACAAATCAATGGTCTGATATTTCTGATGTAAATAATAAAGAAACAAAGGTATTAGAAAAAGATGAAATATTTAATTACAACGGAGAGAAATATATTATTGATGATCATTTTGTAAAATATAGAACAAAACAAAATGAAAGAGAGTTTGCTGATTGGTTGGTAAAAAAAACAGGATTAAATATACAATTAAATCCTGAAGTGGAATTTCCAGAAAATATTAGCGTTGCAGACTGTACTATATATAAGAAAAAACAATTTTTAGGAAACTATGATATGAAAATTGTTACTGGCAAAAGTAGCCAACTATTATTCCACAATGTTGATGGAAAAGAAAAACAAGCAAAAAAGTTTTTGTTTGAAGCTACTGACTCTCCTTTGACTATTAATGAATTAGTAAAACAAATTGATAAATTATTTAAGTGGAAAGCACCATGGGTTGAGGAAATTGGAATAAAGAAAGGTAAACAATTTTTAATATTCAAAAATGTAAATACAAAAAAATAAAAGTTGTAACACTAGGTGAAAAGGTCACCACGACTACAACTTTTAATATATACATTATAGCACAAAAACTATAATGTGTCAAATCGGAGCATAGCACAACTTGGTAGTGCACTAGTTTTGGGAACTAGAGGTTACAAGTTCAAATCTCGTTGCTCCGACCATTAATATTATATGTAGAAAGGAAATAAATATGATAGCAATATTAATAATTATAGCAATTTTATTATTTTTTATAATGTGTGTATTATCTGCAATAAAAAATGAATTAGAAAAAACAAGATTGGAAAATAGAGAAATTGTTAATTTGTTAAACAAAAGAAAATAGTGTTACCTTTATAGGTAGCATAGAGTAGATATAAAAAACGCTACATCTGAGTAGGCTGAAAAAGTTAGGCGTGCCGAACGGGAAGGGTAAAGACTTAATATCTACTCTATGGTGCTTATAAAAATAAGTCGGTAGAAATACTGGCTTTTATTATGCACTAAAATATAGTTTGACCGTATCTAATAAACGGAGTGTGGATGACCTTATCCAACATAGAAAAAGGAGAAATATGAAAAAAGAATTAATGCCGCTAAATATTCAATTATTTGCTGATAGTGGGGAAGAAAATAATGCAAATAACACTGCTGACAATGAATCAGTAGAAAATCAAAAAAATGCTAAAGATGATGGAGTAAAAGAAACTGATAAAAAAGTAGAAGAAAAAAAGTATACTGACAAAGAATTAAATGATATCAGTTTAAAAAACGAACAAAAGGCTTTAGCAAAGCAATTGAGGGATTTAGGTATTGATGATGTTGAAAAGGCTAAATCAATTTTAGCAAAGGCAAGAGAAGAAGATGAAAAATCTAAAAGTGTTGATGAAAAAACACAAGAGGCTATTAAAAAAGCGGAAAAAGCCACTCTTGAAGCAATTAATACCAAAATCGAAAACGCTTTACTTAGAAAGAATGTTAAAGATGAAAAAATCACTAGAGCAGTAAGATTAGTAGACAAGAAAAACATTCTTGATAAGGATGGTCAATTAGATGAAAGTAAATTAAATACTGAAATCGAAGACTTATTAAAAGATTTTCCAGAACTAATTAGTAAAACGGAAGATAAACAAAAAGGTTTTAAAATTGGTGACGATGGAAAAGAAGAAACAAAAGATGAACTTGCAGATATGCGAAAAATTATGGGATTGAAATAAATCTCATTTTTTATTGCCAAAGAAAGGGAGATGATTAAAAATGGCAAATAGTATAGCAAAATTCAAAAAATATGTACCTTTATTAGATGAGGTATACAAAAATTCTGCATTAACTTCTATATTGGATAGTGATGATTCACTAGCAAAGGCAGGAGCAAATGCAAATGAAATTATAATTCCTAAAATCGATATGGATGCTTTAGGTGATTATGATAGAAATAGTGGCTACACCAATGGTGATGTGACTATGACTAATGAAACAGTAAAATTTAATTATGAAAGAGGTAGAATGTTTACTGTTGATGCAATGGATGATGAGGAAACTGCCGGACTTGCTTATGGTAGGTTAGCAAGTGAGTTTATTCGTACAAAAGTTGCACCAGAAGGCGATGCTTTCAGATTTGCTACATATGCAGGAGTTAGTGGTATTTCAAAGGTTGCAACACCAGCTACTTTATCAACAGGAGCTGATGTTATAAGTGCTTTAAGAGCAGCAACAAACAAAATGGATGAGGATGAAGTGCCTTACGAGAATAGAATATTATTTATTACTCCAACATTAAAAGGTTTAGTTGATGATCTTGATACTACAAAATCAAAAGAAGTATTAGCAAGATTCTCACAAATTGTACTTGTACCTCAAACAAGATTTTATACTGCTATTGATATGTTAGATGGTAAAACTAGTGGTGAAACTAAAGGCGGTTACAAAAGACATGCTAAAGGTTCAGATACTGGGGATACAAACGGAGCAGATATTAACTTTATGGTAATTCATAAAGGTGCAGTAATGCAATATAATAAACATATCGCCCCTAAAGTTATTACACCAGAGGCAAATCAAACTTCAGATGGATGGAAATTCGGTTATAGAAAATATGGACTAGCAGATGTTTATGAAAACAAAGTAGCAGGAATCTACTTACATCATAAAGCAGCACCAACTGCATAATAGGAGGGATAAAATGAGAACTGTTGGATTAATTATAAAAAGTCAACCTAAAAAGGATGATAAATCAAAAGAAAAAGATATAAAAAGTCAACCTAAAAAGGATGATAAATCAAAAGAAAAAGATATAAAAAGTCAACCTAAAAAGGATGATAACGATGGCGAAGTTCAAAAATAAAAAAACTAATCAAATAGTAGAAGAAAATTTGAACTTCTATATTGAAAACTTAAGAAAAAATAAAAGCTTTGAGGAGATAAAAGAAGGCATTAAGCCTTCTTCTCTAAAAAAAGTTGAAAAAAAAGAAGTGGAAAAGAAACCACTTCAATAGGAGGTGGCTTAAATGACACTTTATGTTGATAAAAAATATTATTTAAACACATTTAAAGGTAGTTTGTTATCTGATGATGAAATAGACAAATATTTGGAATTAGCACAAGAAAAAATTGATAGTATAACATTTAATAGAATTGTTAAAATAGGCTTTAATAATTTAACCAATTTTCAGAAAGAAAAGATAAGTAAAGCAATTTGTTGTCAAGCAGAATATGTCAAAAGGAATGGATATAACAATGAAGAAAATAGAGATATTTCTTCTTATTCTGTCCTTGATATATCTGTAAGTGTTGATAGTTCTAAAAAAAGTATTGCACAAAAATTAAGTATGTCGGAAATAGCATATGATTATGTGCATAAAACTGGTTTGGATAGTAGGTTAAGGTAATGGCAAACAATATTAAGGTGTTACCATTTCCTGATTTTCTTTTAAATACAGATTATTCACTAGTTTTAAATGATATAGGAATATCTGAAGAAGGAGAACCTATAGAAAATTTTAAAACTAGTGGTAAATGTATTTTTAGTGAAAAATCCAAAAGAATTATTGATTCTAATGGCAAACAAATAACATTGCTAGGAAAAGTTATTATTAAGGGAGATATAGCACCATCATTAAGTAATATTAGTGATGGCGTTATTACTATAAATGGATGTAATTATGAGATACATGCAGGTTATAGACCTAGAAATCCTAATGGAACTATACATCATACGGAGTTCGAAATAAAATGAAAGTTAAAGTTACAAGTAAAATAGATCCTAAAGGTAATGCTTATGTTAAGAAATTAATGCAAGAAGCTTTAGTTGAAACTGCTGATGCGTTAAAAAGTGATTTAGAACAAAGTCAAATAATGCCATTTGATACTGGAGCATTGCAAAATAGAAGTACATTTATTGATGATTCTAAAAAAAACAGTGGCGTTGTGTCTATTGTATCTGATACTGTATATGCTAGGAGACTTTATTTTCATCCTGAATATAATTATCAAAAGACACATAATAAAAATGCTGGTGGTGCATGGTTTGAATCATATATCAACGGTAATAAAAAGAAATTTGCTACTAAAACTTTTACAAAAATATTGAAAGGAAAGTTAAAATGACTTTAAAAGAATATAAAGATTACTTTAAAAGTGAATTTAAGTGGATTGACTCTATTAGTATAGGTAAAATTGATAATAATAAAGAAAAAGCAATATGTTTTTATAATTCCAAAAGAAATAATAGTTATATTGGAGTATTTGGAGGTGCAAAAAATAAATCTACAAATATTAAACCAATTACTATTCTATTAAGATATACTAAAAATCAAAATGATGCTGAAATAATGGCACAAAAAATATATGACTTCTTTAATGAGAGGTCGTTTTTTATTAATGAAAAACGAGTATTTGTACAAATGTTGTATGGTGAACCTATTAACTTAGGAACTGATGATAATAATGTGTATGAATACTCTATAGAATTAAATTTTTATGAAGAAAGGTAAGTGATAAATATGGCAAATATTACAATCGGACAATATTCAGTAAGTAATTGTAAGGTCAAAGTCAAAACATCTGGTGCTTCTGGACAAGCAGTTTATAGTGAAGTAGCAGATTTAGAAGAATTTAGTTTAAGTATTGAAAGCAATACTGAAACTTGGTATTCAATAAATGATGGTGGTTGGCAAAATGCTTTACTAACCGCAAAAGCATTGAGTGGTTCTTTTAGTGGAAAAAGAACACTAGGTGACACAGGAAATGACTATGTAGAAGGACTAAGATATAAACTAGCTAAAGATGCTGAGGCTGATTGGGAAATTGATTTTCCAGATGGTTCTAAGTTGGAGTTTACTGCTGTTACTGCTTTAACTGACATATTAGGGGCTGCAACTGATGTAGCACCATTAAGTGGTGATATTACTTGTAAAGGAAAGCCAACTTTTACAGCAGCTACAACAGGGTAAGGATATTTAAATCTTTACCCTTTTTTATTTTATAAAAAGAAAGGATGAATATAAATGAGAATAATTGATACTGGAATAACAAAAGAAATATTAAGTGGAGATAACCATCCACAATTAAAAATTGGAGACAAACTTTATACTGTTGATGATAGACAGAAAACTTGGGAAAAAATACAAGAAACTCAAGAAGATAAGGAATTGAATGAAAAAGAAAGAACTTCAAAAATTTATGAATTAGCATTAGGAAAAGAGGCAAGTAAAGAAATAGAAGATTTAGATTTACCTGTTTCAAGTGCGATGCATTTATCTTATTGTATTATAGGTGCAATCATTGGAGAAGATCCTAATTTACTAGAAAAACAATCAAAAGAACAAATGAGAAAAAACTAATAGTCCCAGAAACTTATTATGATTTAAGGTTTGATTGGGACTTGATTGTCTCTAGTTTTGCTCAACAATACGGAATTAGACTTTATTACGAATATGAAAATATTCCTTGTCAGGAGTTTAGACAACTATTATCTGGATTAAATGGTGAAACACCACTTGGATATGTTGTACAAATCAGAGCGGAAACTGATTCAAAGAAAATAAGACAAATGACAAAAAAAGAAAAAGAAATTCGTAGTGAATGGGCTGAATTTAGAAGAAAAAATAATAAAATCAAAAAAATAGAACTAAAAACTGAAGATATTTCAAAAATATTTTCAAAAATGTTTGGATAGGAGGTGCATTTTATGGCAAAAGCAACTACTGTAGGTGCGGTTGGAGTTGATTTAAAACTAAATGATTCTAACTATGATAAACAGTTAAATAATAAATTAAAAAGTAGTGAAAATGCTTTTTCTGGTACTTTCAAAAAAATAGGTGGTTTTATTGCTGGAGCATTTGCAGTCAAACAAGTTGTCAACTTTACTAAAGAATGTGTTTCAAGTGCTAGTAAAGCTCAAAGTGCTTTTACAGGATTAAATAGTATTGTACAAGGTACTGGCAATTCATTTTCAGAAGCACAAGATTTTATTAAAAAGTATACTGCCGATGGTTTAGTATCTATAGAAGAGACTGCTACTGCATATAAAAATCTATTATCTAGAGGATATGACACTTCTCAAATTGAGGATACTCTTACTCGACTAAAAGATAGTGCTGCCTTTGGTAGACAAGCATCATATGATTTAGGAGAGGCTGTAGTAACTGCTACGGAGGGTCTTAAAAATGAGAATAGTATTCTTGTTGATAATGCTGGTGTTACTAAAAATGTTGCAAAGATGTGGGAAGATTGGGCTAAAGCACATGGTACTACCACTTCTGCAATGACGCAAGCCCAAAAAATACAAGCTGAATACAATGGGATAATGAAAGAAACAAGGTTCCAAGTTGGTGATGCTAGTGCATATACAAAAACTTTTTCGGGACAAATACAACAATTAAAATTCAATTTTAATCAGATGACTGTTGCAATTGGAAAGGTAGTAACACCAATAGCACAATTATTTATTCCGATTATAAATAGTGCTATAAATGCTGTAACACGACTATTTGAGAAAATACAAGTAGTTATGGGTACATTTGGTTTAAAAATGCCTGATGTGGTATCAAAGACCAGTGATAGCATTGCTGGAATAGGTACAAGTGCTAAAGATTCTGCGAATGATGCAGTAACATCTGCAAAAAAAATTAACAAAGCATTTGCTGGAGTAGATGAAGTAAATGTTTTAAAAACTAAAGATAGTTCTTCTGGTTCTGGTGATGGTGGTGGAACTGATACTAGATCTAGTACTTCAATAGTAACTCCTACTATTGATGATAGTGGAACAATATCTATATTAGATAAAATAAAAGATAAAGTAAAAAGCGCTTGGAATAGTGAACCAATAAGTGCATTTGTAGGAGCGGTAACTAATTATGGCTCTTTTTTATGGGATTACTGGAAAACATTAGGCACAGATTTTGTATCAAATTCAAAGACTACTTGGGATAATATAAAAGGAAATGTTTCAATTACTTTAACTAATATGTCTGGTTTTTGGACTACTTTTTGGACTGATATATCAAATGGTATTCAAACATGGGGACAACCTATTATAGATGGTGTTAGTGGTCTTTTTAATTCTATATGGACCACTGCAATAGACCCTGCATTACAACTTATAACTCAAGGATGGGCTGATTTTAGTGGTATCTTAAAAATTTTATGGGATAAACATGGTGCACCACTTGTAAATAATATAGGTGAATTTGTTACAAATATAATAAGTTTGTTTCAAAAAGTATGGGATAATGTTTTGGAACCAATAATTACACCATTTTTAGAAACAATGTCTTGGTTATGGGAAGAACATTTAAGTAAAGTTGTAACAAAAGTTGGAGATTTTATAGGAAAATTAGTTAATGGTGCTTTGGAGATATACAATAAATTTATTTATCCTATAATGAGTTGGATTTATGATAAATTAGCACCAGTTTTTAGTTATTTAGGTAACTTGATAAGTGGTGTTTTTGGTAGTGTTGTGGCGGTAATAAGTGATGTTGTGGGTTCGATATTTAGAACTCTTGGCGGAATTATTGACTTTATAACAGGTATATTTACTGGCAATTGGAAAAAGGCTTGGCAAGGTGTTAAAGATATATTTGGAGGTATTGTTGATAGTTTAGTTGCTGTGTTTAAATTTCCTATTAATTTAATTATTGATGGTATAAATGCTTTTATAGGAGGGCTTAACAAAATTAAAATACCAAGTTGGGTACCGGGAGTTGGAGGAAAAGGCTTGAATATAGGTAAAATACCAAAATTAGCACAAGGTGGTTATTTTAAAAAAAATGATCCACAACTTGCTATTGTTGGTGATAACAAGCGTGAACCAGAAATAACAACACCAGAAAGCAAAATATATGAGCAAGCAATGAAAGCTATTAAAGATAGTAATTCTTTAAGTAATACCAAAGAAATGAGAATTATTTTAGAGGTAAGATATGAGGACGGAAGAAAAATTATAAAGAAAATCAATCAAGCACAAATAGAAGAAGGAGAAGTTCTATTGTTAGTATAGACTTCTCTTTTAACTTAATTAAGAGGTGAAAAGATGAAAAAAAATCAATTTAAAATAAATAACACTATTTATACTGCTGATGGCATTGGTTGGGAATATTCTATGCAAGAAGGAGATAATGCTGGTAGAAGTGATGATGGAACCATGTATCATGATGTCATAGGTATGATAAAAAAAGTATATTACGACTTTAAAGATTATAGAGATGAAATGAAAGCTGCAGAACTAATTAATCTACTTGAAGAGACAGATTGTAGTGTGACATTTTATGATTTGAAAGAAAAAGGCTTTGTTACTAAATCAATGTATGTTGCTGGTGATAAAATAACTGCTAATCTTATTAATGATGAATTTCACACTGATCCATTTCAAATTAGATTTATTACAAATGGAGTTGAATAATTATGTATGCTATAAGTAATAATTATAAAAATGAATTGGAACAAAAGACATCATTAAAAACAAAAAGTAAAATTGTCGTAGATAATGTAGAATATGTATCCGAAATAAAAACTACCCCTAAAATAACACACAAAAATAGTGCAATGATTGGTGGTTTTCCAATTAAAACTTGCAATTTTGAAATATATGATATTAATGGGAATTTAGACTTTAAAGATAAAGAAATAACTATTTATAAAGGAATTGAAATAAATGGTGTGATGGAATATGTTCCACAAGGTATATTTATTCCTAGAGCAGAGCAAATTACTACTAATGTATCTCAAAAAACAATAAGCTTTAAAGATATACAAGACAAGGGACAACTTTTTAGTGATAAGTATGAAAGTCTATTAGTTTGGTCAAATAATGAAACACATACTGGTTTAGAAATTGTTCAAGAAATATGTACAAAATTGGGAATAGAATTAGAAACGACCGATTTCAATTGGTATGACTATGATTTTAGACAACCTAATTTTGATGAAACCACAACATATAGAGAAGTTATAAGTAGATTGGCTGAAATAGGTGGAGCCGTTGCTTTTATTAATCGTAATGGTAAATTAGCAATTAAAAACCAATATAACACTAACCATACTGTTTCTAACAGCCGTTATATCAAATTGAGTAAGGAACAACAATTTGGTCTAATTAATGTTGTGACATTAGGAAAAAAAGATATGAATAATGATATATCTTATCCTACAATTAAACCTGAAAATGTTGTTGAATGGAAAATATTAGACAATCCATTTGTTGATTTATATAAAGAAGAAATGATAAATACAGTTGCTAATTATATTATTGGCATGTCTATTATACCATTTGAACTTACTGATTTTGTAGATGGCTTTTGTTATGACCTTAATGATATTATTAAAATTACCGATAAAAAAGGTAATTTTTTTAATGGTGTGATACTTAATTACGAAACTACTAGCAGAATTAGAAGTAAAATTGGTGCTGATGTACAAGAAAAAAGCACTACAGATTATAAACTTGCTGGAAGTTCAAAAGAAAATACAAACAAAGTTAAATTGGATGTAGATCATATAAAAAATGAAATTAATGCAGTAGTAAAAACGCAAAATGAACAATCAAGTCAATTATCCCAAGTAACCCAAACAGTTAATGATTATGATATATCAATAAAAAATGTACAGAAGAGTTTAGAAACTACTAATGGGACAATAGAAACTCTTGAAGGCAAAATAACAGATATGAACTTCAACTTTAGTACTAAAGGCTTATCGATAGGTACATCAACAGATCCTAATAATTCATTATTAGATAATTTCGGTATAAGAGTATATAACTATGCAAAATTAAACGCAATCTTCAACAATAAAGGTTCTGGTATAGATAAATTGATTGTTACTGGAACTGCCCAGATTGGCTATTTAAAGTTTGTTAAATCTACTAAAAATAATAAAAAGGTAACTAAAATATTCCATTTAAAGGAATTAATTGAAGATCTAGAGGACTTGGAGGTGTAGTGAATGGCAACATTAACAACAAGTTGGCAATATCTAGGCCAAAAGTATATTGGTAATAGTGGTGGTAATCTATATGTAAGATTATATGCTAGGTATTCAGAACAAGATATAGCAAATAATAGAACTTATGTAGTATATGAGGCAAGAAGTTATTACGATAAAGCAAGTTACATACGAGATGATCAAGGTAGTATTGGTGTAAGTGGAACTGGTGCTGATTATCAAAGCGCCGGATGTACTAGACCAACTGGTGTAGGAGAAAGCGTATCTGTCTCTACTGGCGGCTGGGTATATCACAACAATGATGGAACAAAGAGTATTAGTTGTGCTGCTTCAATTAGTTTTCCAAACTGGGGTTGGAGTAATACAGCATATGGTAGCGCAGACTTACCTAGAATACCAAGAGCCAGCGGTGTTGCTTGCAGTAGCCCTTATATTGGTGATAATGCCATCATCAGTATTGACAAAAAAGCATCATCATTTACTAATACATTGACTTATAAAATAGGTACTTTAACTGGCACTATTGCTACAAAGACAAGTGAAACGACAGTACAATTTCAAACAAGTGAAATAGAAGACCAAATATATGCTTTAATACCTAATGTTAAAGAAATAAAGGGAACTATTTATTGTACAACATATAATGGAAGCACACAAATAGGTGATACACAATCCACAAGTTTTAACTTGTATGCTAAAGAAAGTGTGTGTAAGCCTGATGTAACTGCTACAGTTATTGATACAAATACAAATGTTACGAGTATAACTGGTAGTAATACTAAATTCGTTAAGTATATATCTAAACCAAAAGTAACAATCAGTGCTACTGCTAAAAAGAGTGCTACTATCAAAAATTATTCAATTAATTTGAATGATGGACAAGCTTCTAATTTGCAAGAAAATACTTTTGATGCTATAGGTTCAAATAAAGTAAGTGTATCTGTAACTGATAGTAGAAATTATTCTAATTCAGCAGATGTAACTTTAGATATGATTGATTACATCAAGTTACACATAAATACTATTTCAATTACTAGGCCAGAGGGAACATCTAATGAAGCGGTATTAAATTGCAATGGTGCATACTACAACGGTTCATTTACAGATATTAAGGCTAATTCATTAAGCGGTAGTTTTAAATATAGAAAATCGGGAACTACTGATTGGACTGATGGTGGTAGTATAACTGCTACTATTACTGACAATACATTTAGGGTAAGTAATTTACTATTAGGTAGTTCATTTGCCTATGATGAAGAATATCAGTTTCAAATATCTTTTGAAGATGTGTTTGTAATTGCTACTGAAACGGTCACATTACCAAAAGGTCAAGAGGCAATGGCAATTGGTGAAGATGGTGTTGATGTATATGGAAAACTTAATCTGAATGATTATCCAGTGCTTTTCTTCACAGTAGAGGAAGATTGGCAAGAATAAGAAAAGGAGATGTAAAATGAAAAAAGTAAACTATGAGTTAATGAGGGGGGGGTCGTTTACTAACAAAAACGATAATCTCTCTACAGATTGGAGGGAGTATTATTTAGTACTTACTCCAATGGGAGCAAGTTATGGTTTGTAAAGGTGGAACACTAAAAAGTGGTACTGATAACTACTATCCAAATGCTTATTATAAAGTTGGAGACTTGTTTCTAACTACAAGAAATGAAAATCCATCTTTAAGATTTGGCGGCACTTGGGAGTTGTTTGGAAAAGGTAAAACTTTAGTGTGTGTAGATGAAAATGATAATGACTTCAAAATTGTTAAGCAAACAGGCGGAGAAAAGAAACATAGGTTAACAATTGAAGAAATGCCGAATCATACTCATACAGAGAAATATGTTGGAGTTGATTGGTTCCAACACGGTACAAGTGGTGATTGGAATGTTTCCTCTGCATTAGAACCATATCGTGAAACTGGTAATACTGGAGGAGATAAATCACATAACAACCTACAACCGTACATAACTTGCTATATATGGATTAGGACTGAATAATGCGAACTTTAATGAAAGTATTGAAAAATTTGTTTGGAAATAATACAAAGATAAATGCTAGTGACATAGCAATTAAAAATTCAAATAATAAAGGTATGAGTCTTGACAATTATCTAAAAAAAAGTACCTTGTATGACAATCCAGATGGAACAAATGCCAATTTTACATTAACCGATAGTGCTTCTAACTATGAATATTTAGAAATATTTTTTGGTTATGGTAAAAATGGTAATTTTGGAAACAGCAGTGTAAAACTTTTTTATGAGTATCAACAAAGTGCAAACTTGATATTAGGAATCTATGATGGTACTAGTGCACAACAAATGATGACCACTGTTGATGTAGATAATAGAAATGTATCAATTAGAAAATGCGGTTTAGTAGACTTGACTACACATGATAAATATACAATAAGTTATATAAAAATATACAAGGTTGTTGGCTATAAATAAATAGAGAGATTAAATATGTTAGTAAATAAAATTATGCAAGTATTAAGTAATTTATTTGGATTAAATAAAAAGATAAATGCTAGTGATGTAGCAATAAAAGATAATAATGGTAAAGCAGAAACATTGAGTAATTATTTAAATTTTGGCTTTGCTAGTATGCATACTAATTTTGCATATAAGACATTTGATAGTGAAACTATAGTTACAGGTTGGGAAGAACCAATTAGTTATGGAGACATTGTAGCAGATACAAGTAATAATAGAATTGTTATAAAAAACACTAAGTTATTAGAAATAAGTGGTTATACATCAGGTTGTTTAAATGCTTGGCTTTTTTATAAATTAAAGGAAAAGGGTACTGACAACAATTTACTAAGCGGTGCAGGGACTTTATTTCAAGGAAGCGGTGTTGGCAATAACTATTGGGCTTTACCGTTAAAAGTTTTTACAGTAGAATTAGAACCTACCAAAACATATTATCTGCAGTTGGCAGCAAAAGGTTATAATGGACAACCTTTTGAAATGAATAATGGCTTTGGTAAATATGCAACAAGCATACAAGCAAAAAAATTAAAATAAAGGTGGCGATAATATGAAACTAAAAGGAAACGAAAGAGGTTGAGTGATGGAGAGTATAACTTTAGGCCAAATAGCGAAAACTTTGGCATTTATAGTAGCCTTAATTGGCTCTATTGTATATTTAAAAAAGACAATAGTAAACGCATTGAACAAGCTGTTGGAGCCAATAAGAAAAGAAATAAAAGAAAACAATTTATCAAACATAAAAACGAATTTGATAAATTTTATGGAATTAGCAGATAAAAGAGCACTTTCATTAGAACAAAAATTAATCTGTTATGAACTATATGACGATTATTGTCAACATGGTGGTAATAGCTATGTTCATGATCATTGGGAAAAATTAAAGAAAGAAGGTAAAATATAATGAAAAATGAAGTATTAAAAAAAGTTGCAAAATTAATTGATTTAAAAAGTATAATGACAATTATAATGGTTATAGCATTGGTAGTGGGTTGGTTTGCTGACAAGGTAACATCAGAACAATTCATACCAATGGTAATGATGATTATGACTTTTTACTTTGCTAAGAATGATAAGAAAGGTAGTGATAGTAATGAATAGCGAAGAATTAGTATTAACAGAAGAAATGGAATTAGAACTAAGTAATGGTAAAGGGGATGAAGTATATGAGTAAATCAAGTTTAGTACAAGTAGTAGTGCCTGCTGATGAAGGCAACTATACTAAAGGTAGAAGTGGTAGAAGTATTGAAGCAATTACTATTCATCATATGGCAGGAGTTCTTTCAGCAGAACAATGCGGAAGAATATTCCAAACCGTTGGAAGATATGGTAGCTCACATTACGGTATCGGTAACGACGGAAGAATTGCAAGTTATGTAGATGAAGAAGATACTGCATGGACTAATTCAGACTGGGATTCAAACTGTAAATCAGTGACAATTGAAACTTCTAACTCACAAGCAGGAGGAAATTGGCCTGTGTCTGATAGTGCTTTAAACAGTCTTATTAAATTAGTAGCAGATATTGCTAACAGAAGAGGATTAGGAACATTAGTACCTGGAAAGAACTTAACATGGCATTCAATGTTTGCTTCTACAGATTGTCCGGGTGATTATTTAAGAAGTAAAATGCAATATATCGCTGATGAAGCAAACAAGATTAATAATGAAAGTACATCAAATGAAGTCAATGTTTATTATATGGCTAGAACTAAAAAACATGGCTGGTTAAAAGAAGTTAAAAATCTAGAGGATTATGCTGGTTACGAGAATAGCCCTATAACTGGTCTTGCTATTAGAGTAGATAAAGGCTCTGTTAGATATAGAGTACACATAAAAGAAATTAAAGATAATAATGGAAATATAATAGTTAAAGGAAGATGGCTTCCTTATGTTACTGATTATAACATAAAAGATAAGATAAATGGCTATGCTGGTAATGGCAATATAATCGATTGTGTAGAAGTTTACTATTATACTCCTAAAAATATTAGACCATACAAAAAAGCTAAATATAAAGTAAATAATTATCCTTATCAATACGATGACGAAAAAATTAATGGTCAAGATGGTTATGCTGGAGTATATGGAGTAACTGCTACTAAGTTTCAAATGGTTATAGAATAGAAGTAGACTTAAGTATCTACTTCTTTTTTTGTGTCATAATTTGCTTTTTTCTTTGATTTGTGCTATAATACTCAGCCAAATGAGGGGATAATATGGTGGAAAAAAGAATAAATGATAAAGATATTATTTATAGATTAACAAGAAGAAAAGATAATGTTTTAATTATTAAATATAATATAAGAAATAAAAGGGCATGGTTTCAAACTGATAGTATGCCAAAAAGAAAAGCTATAGATATTAACAGAGTAGTTAACCTATAGTTTTTTTTATTTACTTTATAATTAATTTATGTTAGGATAAACAATTAAAAGAAAGAAGGTGAGAAAATGGAAGAAAAGATTATAAAAGGTCCATTACCTTTTGTTGGCTTTCCTGAAACGAAGGAGGGAGAAGTTCCAGAAGGATGGACAAAAATAGAAGTAAAGAAGTAGTGGTAACTACTCCTTTATTTTATATAATTTCTTCTAAATACCTTTATAAATTCTTCTCTAGAGCCGATATTCTTTTCCCAGTATAATTGCCCTTGCTTGTGCCAATAATCATTAAATTGGCTGTCTTCTTGCTCTTTAGAGTGGCAATTTAAACATAACCTTAAGCATAGACCATATCTCATAGAATTTTGTCTATTCTTTCCTGTATATATTTCGTGCCAAGTTAGTTTATAGGTACTGCCACATAAGTAGCATCTTTCAGTATCATTACTAAATACACTATATCTATTTCTTTCTAGACTTGCTAGTTTATTTGACTTGTTTTGCATTTTTACTGGTTTTTGTTGTTTTTTTGCCAATGTTTGTGAATATTTTCTCATTTGATTGTTATTTGATTTTTGTTGTCCACTTTGTTGTCCACTTGCAGCCGGACTTTTTTTGTCAGAAGTGGACTTTTTATATTTTTTATTATTACATTCTCTACAAGTGGAAAGTTGTATTTCTTTGTTCATTAATTTACAATATGGTTTATTCTTTCTTTTTTTTAAATTTATACAATAGTTATTCAT